GTCTTATATGTTCTAAATCCTTATAACTCTCTTCTGAAAATTGAATCCATTTCTTTTGCTCTTCAATCTCATTTTTAAGTCTTTTTGTCGCTTCTTTTTGTGCTTTATCGCTAACTGTAACACCTGTTGGTGTAGTTGTTGTGGTAGGACTTTCTTTATTAATCTCTTCTAAAACAGCCTTATCAGCCTTTGCAATTTCCGTTCTAGTCCTATTTATTGCATCAACATATTGTTGCCCCTTCTCGATAACGATTCTCTTTCTAGCTTCAATAGCTATATTTAATTTTTTATTTGGGTCATCAGCCCCAAGCAAAGCATCATTAGATAGATTAGACCTAGCCCAAATAGAAAATTCATCCAAAGCACTAAGTCCACCACCTGCACGTAATTCAGCCAAACCCTTAACGGCTGCGTCTTGTTGTGCAATAACCTTTTTATAGTAAGCAACTTTAAGCAACTTGCCTATCGTAACGGAAGTAACTTTGTTTAACTCGCTATAATCTACAATCTCGCCTTGTAGAGCCTTCTTGTAATCAGGATTTATAGCAATTAATTCTTTCTTAGCTTTTTTTACCTCGTCAGTAGTTGACTTTGAGTCTCTAAGTATCTCAATGTTTTTTTCTATACTTAATGTTTGTGAACGTATAGACCTTTCAGATTCTTTATGTACTTGGTCTAAACTTTTTGTTGCACTATTAAACTCTTTTGTTTTAACAGCGTTTTCAACCAATACTGCCCCTAAAGCAATTAACGCAGTAGCAACTAAAGTAACAGGATTTGCAACAGCTATAAAAGCATTTGTCAAACCACCAATTGCAAACATTAAGGGAGGCAACGCAATTGCTAAAGCACCTATAATTACAATTGCATTTCTAATATTTGGGTCTAAACTATTAAATGATTGTGCTAAAGTTTCTAAAACTCCTGATAATGAATCTATTTTAGTTGTTAAGTCAAAGTCTTTAACAATCTGTGTACCTATTTCGCTAAAGAAACGATTTAAGGCGTTACCCATATTATCTAAGGCATTACTAAAGCCACCTTCTACCCTAGGAATATCTTTTAACCTAACTACTAATTCTTCTATGAATTGTGTTGAATTCTTGCCTGCATTAGCCAACTTTTCTGAAATAATCTCAGGGTCAACCGTTCCAAACATTTCTTTGATAGCACCAGCAACAGCAGGGGCTTGCTCTATAATAGGTCTTAAGTCGTTTCCAAGTACTTTAGACTTAGCTGACATTTGCCCTAGCTGGTAAGTAACTAAATCTAATTGTTCAGCCGTTCCACCAGTAAATGCAATAGCGTTGGCAAATTCTTGTAATATGGATTTAGAAGTCTTAGCAGTTATCCCAACAGCCCTTAACCTAACATCACCTTTAATTGCTTGCTCAAAGCCAATCCCTGGCAATTTAGCAACTTCTGTTAATTCAGCTATTCTTTTTTTAGCACCTTCTGCACTACCCTCAATCGCTTTTAATGATAACTCTAATCGTTCATATTCAGCAGTAGATTTAAATATTTTTGTAGCTAAAATACCTAAAGGTAGAGCTAAACTAACAGAAAGCCTTTGCCCAATATTTTGCATAGTATCACCAAAGGACTGCAATTTAGATTGTGCCTTACCGATACCCCTGTCTAGTTCAGAAGTGTCTAAGCCTATACCTACCGTTAATTGATTATCGTTCATCTTTTTACCATCTGTTCAAATAAACTTATACTTGCTTTCTCATCTCTTTGGCTACCTACTCTTTTGTCTAATTCTAAAGGCTTAATCTCTTCTTCTGTTAGTTTTTTAGCACCTAAAGTAGTATTGTTAATCATAGCCATTATAGCCCTTGTGTGCAACCATTGTAACTCTACCCTCCTATGGTAGCCTTCACTTAACAAATGAAACTCCCACAAACTCAAAGGTTTTAGTTCTCTTGGCTTAAGATTTAACTCTCCAGTCGCAAAAACTAAAACCTCATAAGGTGTAATACGATTTACTCCGTTACTTTTTTTTTGTCTTCTTCTGGTACATTTTCAAAGCCACTAAATATAGCCTTTGATAACGAATTCATAACATCAGTATCCATTATGCCACATTCGTCAAGAATAATATTGCACTTCTTTTCTGTAAGAGCAAAGGGCAAATCATTATATGTTGCATAATTTTCCGCAGCATGATAGATAATCTTTTTAAAATTACTTATCATGGCTACAACATTCTTTGAATCGCTCATTGAAGACTGAAAGTCGCTAAACTCTATACCTTTACTTGTACAAAAGTCTATAATAGCTTGCATCCCAAATAGACAAGTTACTTGAACTTCGCCTGATTTTCTATTCCTTAATTCTAAAACATTACTACTCATATTATACTGATAATGGGGCTATTGTTGGTGCTCCTGTAAATTCTACATCACAACTAAACATCGCTGCTTCGTTGTTTCCAAATGTTAAAGGCAAAGAGGTTATGTATCCATCCCAAGCATAGGTAGTATCTCCAACGTTAGCAGTTTTAAATTTAAACTTAAGCTTTGTCCCCCCTGTAAAAGCACTTGTAAGAGAACCTACTTGATTAGTAGCCCCAAAGTTAACTTTACCCGAAATCGAAGCAGTACCGCTTTTTAAGCCATGTATTACTTCCTTCCAACCATCTGAATCTTTAGTGGTAACGTCTATCGTTTCTGCACTAAATGATATATCACATGAATCTACATCAGCTATCAACAAATCTGTTGAGCCTGACGTTGTATACACTTTCATGTCCTTTGCATTAAACTTGCCTTGTGCTGCCATTTCTTTTATAAATTTTAAATTTCAAAATACTTGTTTTGTAAAATCACTATATTCCTATAATTACTTTCAGGGTTTAAATTACTGAATCCATCATAACTGCCTATCACTTCTACGCTCACAATGTTGATAACATTAGAAGTTAAATTAATCGTATCGGTATTAGGACTTAACCTAGTTAATATGCTATTTAAAATATCATCAGCTTGCTCTCTGCCTCCCCAATTCTCTGTGAATGAACTTTGAACCTCTATGTTAATAGTTCCACTTCCACCAAATGAATCCTTAGTGTTTTGGTCATTAACTTGTGTAAATGAACCTAAAATAATATAAGGTGATTGAGTGTTATTTGGTGCTACTAGGTCGAATACAGGAACATTTATACTATTGTATTGAATGTTGCCATTCAAACTTGTGTAATATGCTTTCCTTAATTCTTTACCTATCCACCTCATAGTCCATTTCTTTTTATTATTTCTTTTAGTTTATTCCTAAAAATAACTGATTCAACTATCCAACTTGGTATTAAAAATGGCTGTGGTTTCGTTTTACCTTGTCCATTTATATAAAACTTCATCGCTTCCTTTTCAAAACCTTTAGGAATTTTAACAAAATCGCCTGTTCCAAATTCTATATAAGGTGCATAAAGTTCATCCGCTGTTATCCAATAAACCAATTGACCACCCTTATCTTTAAAATACCGTATTGACTGCTTTAGCTTCCCTGTATCAACAGGTACTTTCTGCTGTGCTTGCAATACTATCTCGCTAGCTGATTTTACGGTAGCAAATTCAACCTCACGAGTTATCTTTTGGTGATACTTGTTTATCGCTTCCCTTAGCTTTGGTAGCCCCTTTAGGTATTTCGTGTGCTGTAACTTCGCCAATGTATCCTAATTTTAACAGTTCACTCTCAACTTCTTTGTCTTCTATTTCTATCTCTTGTCCATTATACAACGTCCCTAGAGATAAAGATTCTATTGTCTTAAGTACTATCATCTTTTTGCTATAATTATTTTTAATACTTTATTTCTGTTTTGAATATTCTCGATACTTATAATTCTGTAAGTACCACTATCATATTTAACTAACATTTGCTCGTTAGGAATAAATCCTTCCTCTCTTCTTATCCAAACATAAGCTAAATCTTCAAATATGGTTGTCGCTCCTGATTGTAGCTTATTACTCCCCTTTGGTTCAACTTTTGCTAACATTTTAAAAGACAAAGCATTTGTTGATGTAAACCCTCCACTTCCATTTGGTATAGCTGTTGTTACCCAAAACTCAATCTCATCTCTTAAATCAGAAAAATTTAAAGCTACATCAGCCATGTTGTCCTATGTTTTAAAGCCGTTGCCATCCAATTGTTAGGTAAAATATAGTTTGATTCTAGGGTAATCCCTGTTCTATATTCAAAATCTTCCCCTACCTTCTTGATGATACACAATCTCAAATCTTCTTCAATTGCTAAACCGCTCGTGTACTCCACAATAACCTCGCTAGAACTCGTTAATTTTAACTTAGGATTACTTCCCTTACTTAACTCATAAGTCACGCCTGTATCATCTTTGTCCTTTACACTTATAATACTATTAACAGGCGAATAAGGGAGATAAGTGTACTCGTTTATGCTTTCGAAATAAGCCTTTACATTACAAGCTATGAATTTCATCTTGCAATACATTTCAACTTCTTGCCTCGCACTTGTGATAAGTGTAGTTTATAACTCA